CATTCCCCACTGCAATACAGGACGTTTCTCAGAATTATAAAATTGGTATTAGTACTTCGCAATACTTATCTTTTCCCTCTTCTTCCTTATAACGCTCTAATATAGGTTCATTTTTTACTCTCAAATTATTGTTATCTATAATGTTTGGTAAATTAGAATAGAAGTCTTTCACGTCTTTTGTTGTATGTGGTAATGCAAAAACAACATATTTTCCTCCCGTAAAACTTCGAGAATTTATAAAATCATTTATCTTTACATCTTCGTCTATTTTTAAAACTAAATCATATCTACATGATTCTTCTTCGACAATTTGCGGATCATCTAATGCTACACCTAATATTCCGTTAGTTTCAACATATCTCCAATAACAATTTTCTTTAATCCACTCTTTAAAATTCTTCATCATTTCATAATTCTTATTACTACCATACTTACCTTTATTTCTAACATAGATCACATTACAATCATCTAAAATTTCGATTTTATAGTTCATTTTAGCACCTCCAACAATAAGCTAACCCGAGTTAAAATTTATTACAATATGTATTAAAAAATTTCTTAAAATAAAAAAAACGCCACTCAATGAGTGACGCTTGAAACGAATTATTTAACTTGTCCGTGTGCTAACTATTTAATTTGCCCTTATCATCAAAATTATGCCCTTTTTTTGCCCTCTGAATTTAAAGCTATTTATATCCATAATTAACGGTAAACAATATTATTTAACAATCACAATTTTCACAAACATAGTTTATTCCTTAATCTAGTTTATCAATAAAATTATAAAACTGATTAATATCTGTTAATTGTTTATTACAATGAATGCTATCTCGACATATATAGTCACCTTTTTTTACATATTGACCATCCGAATTGGTTTTTGACTTTTTCATGAATAATGAAACATTAGATTCTTTATTACAAATTGTGCAGAACCCCTTTACAACCTGATTAGAAATTTCTCCATAAAGTCCTTTTAATTGTTTTTTTTCATCGTAATATATTATATATTTCCGATTTGATGCAAGTTCATTCCATCCTACAAATGAACTTACCTTCAAATCATATTCTTCAAATTGAGGTATTTTTATTTTTTTAACTTTCTTAAATACTTTCTGAAGTTTTTGCGGACTAGGTAGTTCAAAAGGTACTACATATTCTAAAAATTTATTAAGTATTGCTTCAATTTCTTTGTTTGATAATCTGATGTTCATTAATACTTTTAAAGATTCTTCAATATCGTCATCTATATGACCAAAAATCTCATTAATATCATTATAGGTTTCCGATTGAATAACTTTGACGGTTTCTTTATCATTTACCGTTTTATATACATTTTTCAATCTTAAAATAACCGATCTGATATAATTATATTGGTGAGGATAAATCATTGTTTTCATTGTTTTCAACCTTTCACAAGTATATTTATTTTACTTATTAATAAATAAGATACTTTGTGATAATGTTGATTAAATTTAGCTACAAAGCATCTTATATTCAAGATCCAATAGCTTTAAATATGTTATATCTTTTAACATAACATCATCACCTCCCGAACTGTTAAATTCATTTATATCACTTCAATATTAATTAATTACTCATAATGTTACTCTTAGTAAAAAAATAACATGGGTAAATCCAGAGTTAATCGTTTCACTCATCGCAACACAGAACGTTTCTCAACGTCTTATATTGTTAATAATTTCATACTCTTGTCCTTTATTTCAAAACTGTACCCTTTTTTGCCCTTTAAATTATCATTAAACAAATCATTTCATTTTTACAAAAAGTATTGTAAGAAAAAGTTTCATTATGATATATTTTTTATAGTTTTTATATAGAATTAAACTTGCTAAACAGGAGTGTTTTTTTATGAAACTCTCAGCAAAAAAGCAAAAGCAGTTCCATCATTTTTGTAACTACTTTAAAAGTTTAGAAATTAAAACATTTTTGCAAAATGCTATCGGCGCTTTATTTTTAAGTCCTTTTACATTAATAACTTATGCATTTATTTTAGCATACAAGGTTACATTTATGAATAAATCATTAATTGAAGCTTTGTCAAGCGCTGTTTCTTTAATTCTTATATTTTGGGTAGTTGCATTGTATTTAATGATGTTTTATGTAGTTTACTTTAAAGGTAAAAATTCATTATTAAAATTTGTTAAAATAACTACTCTAATAATTATTATTTCTTATCATATATACATATTTATTAGAAAAGGTATAGAAAATCTTACTCATTTTGATAACTATATTATTATTATTACTTCAGTTCTTATTTCTTACTGGCTGATACAAACTTTGAGAAATATAATTACTTCTATTTACAATTGGATATTTAACGATGAAAGTCACCAACGAGATGAATTAATTAAATTTAAGCTTTCTTTCATAAAAAGTTTACTCATAGGCTTTTTTTCTTTTATTGCTACTATTTTAGGTATAGCATTAACTATTAAAAATTTATTCTTTACTTAAGTCGAATTAATTTTTATAGAACGCAATTTATAAAGGATGTTGTATAGCATGACATCCTTTATTATATAACTTACCGTAGTCACACAAACTCAATCCTCACTGCAACACAGGACATTTCTTAGCGTTTTGTATTATCTACAATTATTTAATGTCTTTATTATTTTTATCTTTTTCTCTGCAACTTCCTCTTTTTATTGCGTTATGATCCCAATTTATTTTTTAAATTCATTACCAGCTTGCTCTATAGTTTGATTTATATATGTAATACTAAATAGATAAACTGAATAAACTATTAGAAAAAAAATAACGAAAGAATAAAATATTAAGAAAAATTGAACACAAACGAGTGGAATATTCACTAATAAAGAAATTTTTTGATTTATTATAATATACTTACCAATAAGGATTTGCATAAAAAGAATTATCAATAACGTTAATGAATATAATACATAAAAAGTTACTAAAGACATAACTCGAATGTATTTACTTTTTAACACTGTTAATTTTCTTTTGGTCAATTGTTCATTATTAGTTTCTTTATCAATATCTATATATTTTTCTTTGGTCATAGAGTTAATTAAAAAGGTAGCTGATGTAATAGTAAAGCCTATGCTAATTGAATAGTAAGGTAAAATTAACTTATTAAAATCAGCAACTGAATTATAAATATTATCTGACGAACAATTCAAAATCAATGATATGATTATCGATAATAATATAGTAATGCAAAGCAACTTCTTATAATGTCGATAATCTTTTAAAACTGATTTATGGTTTCTAAAAAGCGTTAAAAGAGAATTGACACTATTCTTCCTTTTCTTTTTTTTCGACTTCAATATAATCACCCTTAAATTTTGAGAATTTAGTTAAAAATTCTTTAATATTTTTATAATCAGGTTCAGTTCTTATTGCAGTTTCAGGCATATTTTCACTATTGTCAGATAGATAATTCCTTATAAAATCAATTTTCTTATTAATATTTACTATTCCATTACTATCAGCTTCGTCTTCAAATTGAATATCTCTCGTGAGCATATCAGGTGTAAATACTCTATTAACTCCATAAGCATCTGTACCTTCAATCGAATAACCACCAAATCTTTCTGATTCTATGACATAATTGATAAATCTTTCTAAATCTCCCGCAAATCTTTTATTTCTAAATTTTGTCAATTTTAGAATTGTATCATACTCACCAATATCATACTCACTTATAGTTTCTGATGCTAATTTGAAAAAGTTATTATCGCCATTTTCATTATCAAAGTCAATGTCCTCAATATCTCTATCTTGTGTTTGGTCTTTTTCAAATAAGCTTACTGATTTAACTGACGTTAACAATTTTATTTGTTCTTTAATATCTAATGGTTTTATTATTTCAATATCAATTATAGGTTTACTCTCAATTAGATAATCATCTTCTAGAGTATTTAAGTATTTAACATACTGCCTTACCTCTGCTTTAAACAATCTTAATAAAGATCTTAATTTCGATATTGTTAAAACATAGTTTTCATCTTGTTCAACAAATATATAACCCTTTTGTTTATTAATGAAGAAATCTATTTTATATTCGATACCTTGATTGGTTTTAATAAGTCCAACCAAAGATAAATCTTCTACATCTACATTTCTTTGCTCTTTGCCATGTCTAATTGTAACAATTTGCCCATGACTATATTCAGAATTAAAGTACGGATTGTAATTTAGCAAATATACAGTTTCCGTCTTATAGTTATAAGTTTTTTTTCTGTCTTTTTTCTTATGACTTAAGATATTCAATAGAATAAAATCAACAATTCTATGGTTGTAATAGTTATAAATAGTATTATTTTTTTCTGTATCTGTTATTAAATTGCTAATTTTGAATATCTTAAATTTTACCTTGCGTTTAGACATTCCCCTTAACCTCTTTCATGTGTAGTTTTTTACATTATATATTTAGTTGCACAAAATAAAAAGGTTAGATATTAAAAAAGCAACTAATATCGGGGAATGATACTAGTTGCAACTACACAATATCATTATACTACATTTTAGTACCTAGTGCTAATTATTTTATCCACAAACCGTTACATCAGCTCATGCACTAAAGTAGTGCGTTAGCTTAGTATGAGGTGTATACAAAATTATACATACCACTATCCATATTTTGACTGATTAAACCACTTCCCTATTTTAAAAATTGGGTTTACAAGTATCTTTTTTGTCCATTTGTAATAAGTGTTTCTATGCCTAATTTTGCAAATCCCTATATAGCTATAAAAATGTATTGCTTTGACATGTTTTATTGTGAAACGGCCTTTTAAACGTCAAGTTTTATCAAATTCTATATTTAACGTAATATCCCTAATTCATCTGATAAACGTAGTAGTATATCGTTTCTTAAATTGTACGCAGTTGATTTACTAACATTAATCGTAAGTGCTACACCTGTTAAATTTAAATTATCAATATTGTTGAAATAATACCTATCTATCAATATCCGACTATCTTCATTACTCGTTATATATACGTGCTCTATTGCCTCCTTAATTCTCGTTAACCGTTTCAATCGTCTATTTTTCAATGCTTTTTGCTTATCGTACTGTGAGGGGTATGCCTTACTATTTCTAATACGTTCTATATCTCTGCTTAAGTGTTTATAATATATAAATTCGCTCTCTAAATAATTAATAGTGGCTTTTCTTAATCTCATTAATCTTAACTCCTGATTTTATGTAAAAAATAAGCGTCAAACCTCATAGGCCTAACGCTATCTATTCGGATAAATAAATATCCTATCATCATTCAATTTTATAGATGGTACTATGCGCCTATCTACACCGTTTCTGGCAATCATTAAGTTAAACGGTAGTATTACTCCTAATCCTTTTTGAATTTTACTCAACGTATGCCACACTGCACGCTCTTTATCGTTCATAAGATCATCATAATAGATGACGGAACATTTCTTTATCGCCATCGCTCTGTTATACATATCTTCAATGCTTATCATATTTAATTTATCGGCAGTATCACACATGGTTCTCAGTCCTCTAATGGTAAATCATTAATAATCATTGTTCTGTTAGGGTGTTGCTCATGTAGTTCATCTAATGCTTTACGTTTTTCTTCTTCCTCATCTTCCGGCCACTCCCCTATATTAATAAAAATCGGTGTGTCCGTAGATAACTCTTTCTTATCAATAAATAGCTTATGATACTTACCTAACATATCCCTAGCACGTAAACGGTCACTCGGCTTAATAGGCACTTCTACCATTTCTACATGTTCGTTATAAACTAGGTTCATTCTGTCAGTATCGGGATTGCGTTGAAACTCACCACGTTTAACGACAACCTCTCTCACTTCACTCTCATCACCTACTGCTGCATTACTTAAGATATGAAGTAATTCGTTAGCAGATAGTACACCCTCATCAATTACCCTCTTACGTTGCTCATCAATATATTTTGCTACCTTCTTATTTTTAAGTAATCTACTCCCCTGTTCGCTTGCAGTATGAGGACTATATCCAGCTTTAATTGCACTTTGTGTTACATTTAACGTTTTTAAGTATTCAGCGACAAATTTCTCTTGTCTAGGATTTAATGTACTCAAGTTATCCCTCCTATAATTTATCTAATAAACCATTCAATAGTTGACGTATTCTTTCTCTACTTAAATTGAATATCTTTGCAATTTCATTCATTGATTTTCCTTCACATAGTAAGAAAAATATGTAGTATTCCCTTCTAGTTCCTACTGCATAAATAAGTTGATCTAGTTCATTAAAGAATGCTTGATTACTAGTATTCTCATTTAGTGAAAAAGGTTCGGCTTCATCACTCAGTGAAAAGAAATCATCTACATTGATATTTTCATCATTATATGTAGTATCATGGTTCTCTTTTGAGTAGTCACTTATAAACTGTTTTATAGCCTCTCTGTCGTAACTCATGCCTTTACACTTACTTTCTGTCTTAGCTTGTATAAGTCACGTTGTAGGCGTTCTATGAGGTCATAATCTATCGTCGAACCATTGGACTGCATATAATACATGATTTCCTTTTGTTCACCTGGTGTATATCGCTTAATGACCTGTTTTAACTGCTGCATATTGCTATTAGATTTCGTTTGGAAATACTTTAACTTTTCCTTTTCTTCTATAATAGTAATTGCTAACTTCTCTAAGGGATATGAGATAGTTATAACGCCGTGAACATCACTTGTAGTCATGTGGGAGATGTTTAAGTGATACATCATCTCTATTTGCATAGTGATAGCCTTAATTTTAGTATTGATAAACTTAGGATTATATTCCGTTAGCAATGTGTACTCAGATATTTTATTTTCATGATAAATTAGTGGATATTTCACTCTTTTAAGGTTCATGTATGCACCTCACAAATAAAATGAGCCTATCTCTGAGGATAGGCAAGATATTTATTATTTAACAATTCTATTTTCTTCGGCCATTTTCCTAAAACTTGACTCTCTTTGTGACTTTTGAGCTAGCTCATCTTTTTTCTGTTGTCGGATATTTTGAGAGAATTGTTCTTCTACTACATCTAATACTTTGTGACATTCGTCGGCAGATAATTTTGTTTCCGTTAAAAGATAGTTGCTAACCTTATCTAAATTATATTTTCTAGCCATTACTTAGCACCTCTTAATTGCATTTTATTTCTTATATCAATGAATGGTAGTTCGTCTCCACTCACATAATTGGAATATTTATTAGGGCTGAAATGATTTTTGATTTCTGCTCTTACTTCCTTATCCTTCTCAAAGTTTTCTTTGTCATAAGGCTTAACGAATCTGTAAAACTCATATTCGTATTCGTCATTTAATGCTGCGATTTCATCTACCACTTTGTTATATTCCTCAACGATTGGCTCAAATTTTGCTAATATGCGTTCTTTATCCTCTTGGTACAAATGAGGTAAATCTGCCTGATGTTTGATTAATTCAATAGCCTTTTTACGTCTAGCTTCATCAAACACTTCTTTTTTAGTCGATAAGCGTTTCTCTAATGCTTTCAATTTCTTCTCATTACTATCAAATGTGGTATAAAGTTTGTCAGCCTCATCATCTTGTGAGTTTGCAATTAGTTCTTTATATTTAACTTTATCCTCTTTAATTCGTTGTGTGAGTTCTTGGCGTTCCTTTTCAAGTTTATTGATATTCTCTCTTTGACCTGTCACATATTCATTGTATTCATCAAAGTATTTAGCTGTTTTCAATGATATACCTCGTTTCAGTTATATTTTTTTATTTATTACTCTTGTGCAATCTCAGCAGCACCACGTACTAGATAAACTTAAATCTCAGTTTTCTTTAACGCCTCATATCGCTTTAAACTACCTTCGATATGACGCTTGATACTTCTTAAGGCTAATTCTTTCTGTTCCTCAGATTTAACCATGAAATAACCTCTTGTATCTTTTTTATAGCTGTATCCGATTGGATATCCATAATCAACTACTAAACTATTAATCGTATTTCTTAACCATCTATCGTTGTTTCGGTTAAATTCCATATTCAATTGATTAAATATATTTTGCTTAGTAATAATCTCGTGCTTAGTGTTGCGTAATACGTTTAATACTCTAATATGATCGTTCGTTAATTCTTTTTCAATTGTTATTGTCATTGTTTTATCCTCATTTCATCTTTAATGAGGAGGCAATATTTAGGCAATAAGTAAACAACAAATATTTAACCCAGATTTTTATTCGATATAGAAGTATATAACTCCTATAACACTATTATACTAAATTTACACCAAAATAACAAACAAATGTTCTTGTTTATTCAGATTTTCAATAGCTACTTAACAACCTATAAACATTATTAAATAAGCGTTTAAAACTACTTCCACACTAAAGCACAGACTTTCTATAACGGAACAAATGTTCTTATTTGACCTAATTTAATCTTTCTACAACTAACAAATCTTAACAATTACGATTTACATAAAAAGCCATGCACCTATTAAGTGCATGACCTATAATTTTACGCTTTCACTCCATCATAATAAGACTGTTTCAATTCATTCAGTCGCTTAATCAATGCTTTACTATCAACTTCATTAGCCTTCTCATTCTGGATAAACTCAGTAATGATTTTAAGCCCCTCAACTAATTCTGGTGCTGGTTCATTAATTCC